GAGGGTTGATGTATTCGCCGCATTGGTAAATCCTACCATTGATAACAATATAATCCCTAATCCAATATACCATTTCTTTTTACTCATAAGTTTTTATCTTTATACATTGATGTCTAATAGTAATCTCAAACTCATTAACACCAGCAGGTTCTATATCTTCATACATTTGCATACCATCTGCATAAGCAGTTAACATACAAGAATAGTAATCAGCAAACTGCAAACTATGTTCTTCTGCATCAGTACAATCATTAGCAATTAAACTACAGAATTGTATTAACAATATGTATTCTGCCATTACCTACCACTATCATACATAACTTGTTCAGCTTGTATCTTTTCTTTTACTTCCAATCTTTTCTTGTAATCTTCATAATCTGGTCTTAGCTCTGCATACTTTGCCCATAGTCTAGTAGCATCAGCACCAATCTGTCCTTCGAAGGGACATGGCGTTCCAGCCATTTCCATACTTCTGAA